AGAAGAACAGGTACAGGAACATGGGGGTCCTAAGGCTCCCCCATGTAACCCTGTCACCCTGTCCTTCACTCTGAACTTAGGCGCGAAAAAAAGAAAGTGAGTGGTGAAGTGAAAATTAGAAAAATGAGAGAGGTTGAATATGGTGATTGAGTTTTTCTTGTCGATGAAAAAAATTCCAACTACGACACACCAACAGAAAAAAGTAACTGTGGTGAATGGTAAGCCGAAATTCTATGAGCCTCAAAAATTGAAAGAAGCTAGAGACTTATTTTCAACCCTGCTTGCTCCGTATGCTCCAAACGAAAAAATCGAAGGACCTATACGCCTCACAGTGAAATGGCTATTTCCTAAAATCAAAAAAGCGACTCATGGCCAGTACAAGACTAATAAGCCAGATACGGATAATTTGCAAAAATTACTTAAGGACTGCATGACGGATCTTGGCTATTGGCACGATGATGCACAAGTCGCCAGCGAGATCGCTGAGAAGTTTTGGTCAGACACTGTTGGAATATACGTCAAGGTGGAAGAACTATGAATTATATCAATTTCTTCGAGACTGAAGTTCCAAATTGGATGAGAGAGAACAATCAAATGATGCAGCAGGTCGGATTCAACACCCCTGCATATTGGCAGTGGGTAGTTGTCTCTATCGATAAAGTTTGTGAAAAATACAATAACGACACTTTGGTCAAAAATCAATTTCATATTATCTGGGACTTTCTAGACGAGAAGGCTAGGGAGGTTCAAAACACAGATGCAGCAGATTGATTATTACGAAGTAGAGGAAGTAGAAGCATGAAATACAAAGTAATAGTCTACTACGACAACATGGAAGACAGTGAGCAAGTCTTCACGAATAAGAATGATGCGATTAATGAATTGCACAGATTAGGATTGAAATATCGCAATGATAGGAAGTATAAGGTGGAAATGGTGGAATGTGATGAATAGACAAGAAGCAATACAAACGCTATCGAAGGTAGGGAAGATCTCTGTATCTTATGCAGAAGACCTATACGATTCGTTCTTTGAAAAACCAGTCGTGCCGCAATACGTGGCGAATTGGATTGAGTATTGTAAATTTACTAACGTTAATCTGGGTCGGGCTTTATTTATTAGTGATATAGATTTTTACAATTATGAAAGTCAAGAAGATTGTTCAAAACTAAAAGGATTTCTAGGAACAGAGACAAACCAAGAAATTTTCGCTAGAGCGTGGCTAGATGGCTACACGGTTGAGAAAGAGCCAAGGTATACGGTTCGGATTAAAAGGGTTGGCGGATACGCTACCCATCTAAATGAAAATTTAGACAATCATGAATGGTTTTTTGCATCAAATGACGAAATTAAAGGCTATAGAACCAAGCACACCCGCAAAGAGCTAGAAGATGCTGATTTCGGCTGGGTATTTTCTTGCCCGGGCGTGGAAGTTAAGGAGGTGGAAGAATGAAAAAAGCAGGAATTATTCTAGGAGCGACATTTGTAATCATTGCATCGCCATTTGTGGTCAGATATGGTTGGAATGAAATTATCACAACTATTATCCCGGTCGGGAAAATCACAGTGTGGCAAGCGCTTGGAATGGATGCTTTGCTTTCCTTTATTTGCCCTATGTTGTCCAGTGAAAAAGAAACCGAAGCAGAATATTTGGATGCCGTAAAAAGTGGTATTTCAAAAATCATTACATGTGCGCTCTTGATGTGGTTAGCTAGTTTGTTTATTTAAGAGGTGGAATAGATGGATAAATTAATCAAATTAATCAAAGAATGGGCAAACGAACGCAACTTAAAGCAAGCTGACCCAAAGATTCAGTGGATGCGTGTAACTGAGGAAGTCGGAGAAATTCGGGATGTCCTCTTGAAACCGACGAAATTCACGGAACCGCAAGCAGCTCTTAAGGACGCAATCGGAGACACGTTGGTAACAATCATCGTACTAGCACATCAATTAGACCTTGATGTAACTGAGTGTCTAAGTATTGCATACGAGGAAATCAAGAATCGGAAAGAAAAGATGGTAAATGGAACATTCGTTAAGGAGGAAGATTTGTGAAATTCATTGACCTATTCGCAGGAATTGGCGGATTCAGACTAGGAATGGAATCAGCAGGGCATGAGTGTGTGGCATTCTGCGAAATCGACAAGTTCGCTAGAGCTAGCTATAAAGCAATTCACAACACGGAGGGAGAAATAGAACTACATGACATTACCACAGTCACAGACGAAGAAATCAGAAACATCGGACACGTTGACGTTATATGCGGAGAATTTCCGTGTCAAGCTTTCAGCATTGCTGGACATCGAAGAGGATTCGAAGATACTCGAGGGACTCTCTTCTTTGAAATCGCAAGATTCGCCTCTATACTCAAACCTAAGTATCTATTCCTTGAAAATGTCAAAGGACTCCTCAACCACGACAAAGGAGATACCTTTGAGACAATCCTCTCAGCGTTGGATGAACTCGGGTATGATGTGGAATGGCAAGTGCTTAACAGCAAAGATTTCGGAGTACCACAAAACAGGGAACGTGTGTTCATTATCGGACATCTTAGAGGCGACCGTGGACGAAAATTTTTTCCTATCGGAGGAAATGGTGAAACGATTGATTGTGAACAACCAAAAATAAATAAGGTTGGGAATATCAGAAAAAAAGGCAAGTCTCAGAGTGGCGATGTGGTTTCGGTTGACTCTTTGCCGCCTACTCTTTGCAGCACCACAACACAGAAAGACCCTCTTAAGATATTGTTGGCTGGCAATCTACCAGGATCGCACGAACAAAACGGCAGAGTCTATGACCCTGAAGGCATTTCTCCAACGCTAAACACAATGCAAGGCGGTGGTAGACAGCCTAAAATCCGTGTCCGTGAAGCTACAAAAAAAGGTTATGCTGAAGCAAGCGTGGGAGACAGTGTTAACCTAGCACATCCAAGTTCTAAAACACGAAGAGGGCGAGTTGGCGAAGGTATAGCTAACACATTAGTGACTGGTGATAGCCAAGGTGTGGTAATGCCTAATTTCAGAATCAGAAAGCTAACACCTAGAGAGTGCTGGAGATTGCAAGGTTTCCCAGATTGGGCGTTTGACAAGGCGCAAGAGGTCAATAGCAACAGTCAGCTATACAAGCAAGCAGGCAATAGCGTGACCGTTAACGTAATTAAAGAGATAGCGAGGTATTTATGAAACAAAAACGAGACAACCAGTTAACGATAGCGGCAATCCTACTACTAGTATCACTAGCGATTAACGTGACTACTGTTCTACGAGTGGTTAACAGACCTATCGAGACCGTGGTAATCCACAAGGCAGATAATGTCGTTGAATTACACGGCAAGGTAACCGGCAAATCTATGGTCGGAAAACTCTACACGCTTGATTGTGGGGCGTATGGCAAGTTCCTTGTAAGCAAAGAGCAGTACGACAGCGTGCAGATCGGGGATGAAATTCCAGAGTATTTGAAAGGACGAGGAAATGAAAAATAAAATTATTACATTGGCAGTAGTTAGCTTGACAGGACTTGCATTGTTGGCCGGTTGTTCGGAGGCTGATAAGGTCTCTTATAATGTCAGCAAGGAAGCTGATAATTTCAATGTTCGTAGGCGTGTAACAGTTATCAATACACGTACTGATAAGATTGAATTTACTGCAAAAGGATTGATTTCTGTATCAACAGAGAATAAAAGCAAGCTAGTCATCATCGCTGAAGTTGCAAAAGGCAAATATAAGAAACATCTTGTTAATCTAACAGGCAATAACATGTATGTTGTCGAAGATTTAACTGAAGGTACGAAAGTCAATAAGTACAAATATGAAGTCGAGTACATGCCTGAAAGCATTATTCCTGTAACTGTAACAAATAACGAATAAAGCTTATGCGCTCGGTGTGTAGTTCTGGTGGAGGTTATTGATGACAAAAAAGAAAATTGATAGGTTGTCTATTAATCATAGTAGAGAAATCAACTGGCTTAAGTGGTATTTTTTGAGGGATAAGAAGAATCCAAAGAAAACCGTTCTCGAGAAGAAAATACATGAGGCATTTTTGGAAAACAACTTCGAAAAAGCGGGCTTTCTAACCAATCTGAGATCAACAACAGAGGAATACATAGAGAAATCTGATGAGCTACTATTAGAGACTGTAAAAGAGGTTTACGTCTATAATCATATGAATGTAATCGGAGCTTGTCAGAGGATACTATTTCTTTCTCAATCATCAGCATATACTAAGCTGAATAAGTGGTTTGATGACTACGTGGTCGCTACATATAAAAATATTCCACTGTCGAAATAACCGTAAAACACCCCCTCTTTTAGCATATAAAATGAAATCATGAGTAATTATACTTGTGATTTTTTTGATTGAAAGGAGGATCGATGAAAGAAAGACAGAAACGTTTTGCCGACGAATACATCAAGACAGGGAATATCGAGCAATCAGCGCTAGAAGCTGGCTACTCTAAAACTTATGCAAGAAGTCAATCACATAAATTATTGGCAAACGTTGGCATAAAAGCTTACATAGATGAGCAAATGGAAGAAATCCATAAGCGAAGACGACAGCAACACAAGTCGAACATCATGGATGCGGAAGAGGGACTTTCTATCCTTTCTGACATTGCCAGAGGTAAACGTGATGAAGAAGTTATCATGATGAATCCGGTCACGGGGGAGATCGAGCGTATCATGAAAAAAGCAGATAACAATACAGTTATCAAAGCCATTAACGAAATTCTGAAACGCTACCCAACAGCTAAACAGTCTGAAAAACTAGAGCTTGAGATTGAGAGGTTGAAAGCACAGTTGACAGATACACAGATAGAAGACGATACGATTACTATTGTCGATAGTTGGGAGGTTGACGATGAAGGTAATTGATATTCAGAAGAACGTTAACCCTCACTTTAAAAGTGTGTGGATGTCTAAAAAGCCTTACAACATTCTGAAAGGTGGTCGGAACTCGTTCAAGTCGTCTGTGATTACTTTGAAACTCATCATCATAATGCTTTGGTACATCGTGAAAGGTGAGACAGCAAACATTGTAATTATCCGCAAAGTGGCTAACACAATCAGGGACAGTGTCTACAATCAGATTCAGTGGGGCTTGTCCTTGTTTGGTCTAACCAATCGCTTTAAAATGACGGTCAGTCCATTCAAGATCACACACAAAAAGACTGGCTCAACCTTCTACTTCTACGGCTTGGACGATTACCAAAAACTAAAATCAAACAACATTGGTAATATCGTTGCTGTTTGGTATGAGGAAGCCGCTGAGTTTTCAAGTGCTGAAGAGTTTGACCAGACTAACATTACTTTCATGCGACAGAAACACCCACGCGCCAAATTCGTGCAAATATTCTGGTCGTACAATCCACCTATCAATCCGTATAGTTGGATCAATGAATGGTACGAAGAAATGAAGACGGAGGATAATTATCTGTGTCATTCAAGTACCTATCTTGATGATGAATTAGAGTTTGTGAATGATCAGATGTTGGCCGACATAGAGCGTATTAAAGAGAACGACTACGACTACTACCGCTATGTCTATCTAGGAGAGCCAGTAGGATTGGGTAATAACATCTATAACATGGCTACATTCCACCCCTTAGAGGCTTTACCTAGCGATGATAGGCTTATAGGTATTTCTTTTGCACTTGACGGTGGACATCAACAATCTGCCACTGCTTGCTGTGCTTTTGGTATCACAGCCAAAGGAAAGGTTATCTTACTTGATACTTGGTACTATTCACCAGCTGGGCAAGTCGTTAAGAAAGCACCTAGCCAGTTATCACAGGATATTTACTATTTCACAACCAAGGTCGTTGGACAGTATAAAGTACCAATCCTACAGTACACCATCGATAGTGCTGAAGGTGCTATCCGTAATCAGATGTACCTAGATTTTGCCATTAGATGGCATCCAGTAGCTAAATTAAAGAAGGTGACAATGATTGACACATTCCAGTCGCTACTAGCTGAGGGGCGTTTCTATTACCTCGACATCGAGAATAACAAGGTATTCATCGAAGAGCATAAGATGTACCGATGGGATGAAAAGACTATCCAGACAGACAATCCGAATGTCATTAAAGACGACGACCATACATGTGACGTTGCCCAATATTTTGTTTTAGATAACGCAAGGGTACTTGGTTTGCGTGTTGGTCATTCATAAGGAGAATAACAATGAACCTAATACAGAAAGTGAAGGACTTTTTCAAACAAGGGAGATATAACATGACAACATCAAACCTAAACAGTATTCTAGATCATCCGAAAATTGCTGTAACGCAAGAGGAGTTTCGTCGTATTCAACATAATTTGAGCTACTATCAATCTAAGTTTGATGATGTCGAATACACTAATACAGACGGCGATAGAAAGCATAGGAAGCTAAATCACTTGCCTATTGCACGTACGGCATCTAAAAAGATTGCTAGCCTTGTCTATAATGAGCAAGCGGAAATCACAGCAAATGATGATACGCTTAATGATTTCCTTAATGATATGTTGGGGAATGACCGCTTTAATAAGAACTTTGAGCGTTACCTAGAAAGCGTTCTAGCCCTTGGAGGTCTCGCTATGCGCCCTTATGTCGATGGTGACAAGATACGTGTAGCATTTATCCAAGCACCCGTTTTCTTGCCATTACAAAGCAATACACAGGATGTATCAAGTGCTGCCATTCTGACTAAAACAATCAAATCAGAGGGCAAAAACAACGTGTACTACACCTTGGTAGAATTTCATGAGTGGGTCACAAAAGACGGTAGCGAGTACGGTAGCACAAAAGACAAGAGCTTGTACCGTATCACTAACGAGCTATACAAATCAAACTCTGATAGCTCACTGGGTCAACGTGTCAACTTAAGCGAGCTTTATCCAGATCTTGAACCAGTTACAGTCTTAAAAGACCTTTCACGTCCATTATTTACATACCTTAAGACTCCAGGAATGAACAACAAGGATATTAACAGTCCACTTGGTCTATCTATCTTTGATAACGCTAAAACAACCATTGACTTCATCAATCGTACCTACGACGAATTTATGTGGGAGGTCAAGATGGGTCAAAGGCGCGTGATTGTTCCTGAGCAAATGACACAGCTGAAGGTACAAGATGCAGACGGCACAATCCACTTTAAACGCCGTTTTGACGTTGAACAGAATGTTTACATGCAGATAGCAGCAGGCAACATGGATAGTGGAGCTATTACAGACCTTACGACACCTATTAGATCGTCTGATTACATCTCAGCTATTACCGAAGGACTTAAGTTATTTGAAATGCAAATCGGAGTGTCTAGTGGCATGTTTACCTTCGATGGTCAAGGGGTTAAGACAGCGACTGAAATCGTAAGCGAAAACTCTGACACCTATCAAATGCGCAATAGCATTGTGGCACTTGTCGAACAGTCCATTAAAGAGCTTTGCGTGTCTATGTGTGAGCTTGGTAAAGCTGTTGGACTCTACAAGGGCACTATTCCAGAGCTTGACGACATTTCAGTAAACCTAGATGATGGTGTATTCACTGATCGTCATGCTGAACTCGACTACTGGGCTAAGATGGTAATGGCTGGTTTTGCACCTAAGACTATGGCCATTGAGAAGACTCTAAACGTGACCGAGGAACAAGCCAAAGAGATTTATCAATCAATCAATGATGAAACGATGGCAAGTGCTAACGCTTTTAGGACTAGCGATGAAGTTGATATTTACGGGGAGTAAAGAAGATGATTACTCATATTATTATGTGGGTGCTAAAAAAAGCACGCCAAAATTTCTGCTGGCATGATTACAAGTATATGCCCAGTCACATTACTGGAACACCGGGCTATTACGAGTGTAAAAAATGCGGTAGATTAAGTTATTCTGGTTTGGATGATTGAGGTGTCCTATGGTTGACAAAAAGAAACCCATCAAACTGAACGACCAACAATTAATGTTGATGGCTGATAATGTTTCGGACATCTACCGTCAGCTATGTAACGACCTATTCGACAACGTTGTGGAACGCTTGCATGACCGAGGGACTTATTACCTCGAGCAACAACCGTATCTGTGGCAACTCGAAAAGATGGCAGACGTTGGAATGTTGAATGATTACAACGTTAAACTGATTGCTGAACGGTCTGGAATTGCTGAGGAACTAATCAGAGACATCATCGAGAACGAGGGTTACAAGGTTTATAAAGACACTCATGAGCAATTAAATTCTAATGCTTATGATTATAAGGTTATGAACGACCTCATCAGTTACTCTAATCAAGCAATTAATGATGTCCACAACCTTATAAACACCACACTTCCTAAGAGCGTCCAAGCGACCTATAAGGACATCATAGAAACTACAGTAGCTAAAGTTGTCACTGGAATGGCTACACACCAAAGTGCTTTGGATGAAACAATTATGAAGTTTCAACAGCGGGGTTTCTATGGTTACACCGACAAGGCAGGGCGTAGGCAAAGAGCTGATGCTTATGCTAGGACGGTCATTAAGACGACTGTTAGACGTACATTCAATGAAATGAGAATGAGACCGGCGCAAGAACTAGGAATAGATACGTTCTATTACTCTATCAAGGCAGCGGCACGGGAAATGTGTGCACCTATTCAAAATCAGATAGTCACTACTGGACAAGCTAGGACTGAGGAAGGTGTTAAGATATATGCTCTTGATGATTACGGTTATGGAAAGCCCGGAGGATGTCAAGGCATTAACTGTGGGCATACTATGACACCCTTTATTCCAGGAGCTAACTATATGCCTGATATTGACGATGACTTGAAGGACTTGACGGAAGAACAAGCTATTGAGAACGCCAATATCCAAAGCAAGCAACGAGCAATGGAAAGAGCTATTAGAAACTCTAAAGAGCAGTTACACGTTGCCGAAATCATGCACAATGATGAATTAACCGATAAATACAAAACAAAGCTGAGAGACCAGAAGAGAGCCTTAAAATCGTACATTGATGACCATCCATTCTTATATCGTGATGAAAACCGTGAGAGGTACTATAGAGACCCTAGAGTATTTGCTACCACATAAATCTAACACGAAACACCTAGAGAAATCTTGGTGTTTTTTGCTGTCTTAAAACCGTAAAAAAACCCATTACACCCAAAGTAAACTGAGATAGTAAATAACATTTTTTGCTTTTTCGGTGGGAGTTATCCACCTAAAAAGAACTAAGGAGGTAAAACATGGCATTTACAACCGAGGAACTACTTAATCTTGGATTGACAGAGGAACAGGCTAAATCAGTCTTTGCCTTGCGAGGAAAAGAGCTCAACGAGGACAAATCAGCCTTGGAAACTATTACCAAAGAGCGAGATAGTTTGAAAAACCAGTTAGAAAAAGCAGAGGAGCAAGTTGAACACTTAAAATCGCTTGAAAGTATCAGCGCTGAACAAAAAGAGGCGATTGATAAATTGCAAGCAGACTACGACAAGTATAAACAAGAGGCTGCTGATGAACTGGCAAAAACAAATAAGGTGAATGCTATCAACCTTGCTTTGAAAGATACAACCGCACACAATCCATCAACCTTGATGAAGTTTATTGATGTTGATGCCATTGAACTCGATGAGAATGGAAAACCACAGCTTGACGATGTTATCAATGGCTTGAAGGAAAGTGACCCCTATCTTTTCCAAGCAGAAGAAGATGGCAAGCCCAACCCAAATATCGTTGCGTTTGGAAATCCAACAGCAACAGACCCAGCACCAGATGCCTTCGCACAGGCATTGGGGCTAACAGAATAAAAAGGAGGAATAGTAGATGTCAATCAATTACATCACAAAACATGAGGGGCAGTTTGAAAAACGCCTCATGCAAGGCTCATTGACTGCCATTCTTGAAACGCCAAAAGTAAATTGGCTCGGTGCAAGATCATTTGAATTGCCAACAATTTCTGTAACAGGATATAAGGCACATACACGCTCTAAGGGTTACAACTCAGGTACAGTATCAAACGATAAAAACGTTTATACTCTTGGATTTGACCGAGATGTTGAGTTTTTCGTTGATACAGCGGATGTTGACGAAACAAACCAGGAGCTCTCAGCTGCCAACATCTCAAATACATTCATTTCAGAGCATGCAACGCCAGAAGTTGATGCTTACCGCTTTTCTAAAGTTGCAACAGTTGCAATCAATGGCCATCATTTCAAGCAAGAGGATAGCATTACACCGGAGAATGTCTATGGAATTTTGAAAGCTGCTATTTTGCCAATGCGTAAATATGGAGCATCAAATCTTGTCATGTATGTATCCAGCGAGGTAATGGATGCCCTAGAGCGTTCTAAAGACTTTACACGCTCAATCAATACGACAGCACCACAGGGTATTGACACACGTGTAACATCACTTGATGGAGTGCAACTTATTGAGGTATGGGATGATGCACGTTTCAAAACTCAATTTGATTTCACAACTGGATTTGTAAAATCTGCTGGTGGTAAAGATATCAATTTCTTGATTGTGGCCAAGACAGCTATCATTGCCAAAGCTAAATTTAACTCTATCTATCTCTTTGCTCCTGGGCAACATACAGAGGGGGATGGTTATCTTTACCAAAACCGTTTGTATCATGATTTGTTTGTCTTGAAATCTCAAGAAGATGGGGTTTACGTTTCACATAAATCATCATAGGAGGTAGCAGATGAAGAAATACATCAAAGAAAATCAAGTGTACACCGTGCAAGAGGGTAGCGAGCTTGAGGTACAACTTATTGCAGATGGCTTTAAGGAATTGGTGGCAGATGGTGGCGAGCTTGAAACACCAACTGAAACTAAGATTAAAGGTAAAGAATAACGGCTAAATATAAGTCGATGCAGTTT